ATTTAAGGGAATGGCGCATGTTAGAGTTGGTCAACCCGCCTCAGTATCGCCACTGTATTGCTATGGAGTGGATGCGCTATAACCACCGCCAGTGCGAGTATGGCGCTCAGATTTATGTGCAAAACACCATGTCTCGCGTTCTTGGAACCGCACATCAGCTTGACGTTGAGTTGCTATCTTGGGACTTGGTTAAGCCTCAAGCCGTGAGAACCCAAGCTGTGAAGAAAAAGCGTAGGCTGTGATGGAGATAGCACCGTTTCCGAATAGCGTTAATGTGCCATATCGCGGGATTGACCAGTTGCGGGACGCTTACCGCGTTGATCAAATCTCTCGCAATACAACCAAAGAGATTGCAGCGATAACTCGTTACAGCGAACTTGTGTATGAGTATCGTAGCGGCGAGATACATACCTCAACACTCAAAGTCACGCGACAAGATTATCTGGATCTTGAAGCATGAGCATGATGATCTTCGTTTTGATTATTCTTGAGCGGGGTGAACCCACAGGACAAGAGTTTTACTTTCAAGAACTTACGTCGTGCCTTGAGTACAGTAACGCGCTCAACGCACAGTCTGTTGGCAGCATCAATCAGCTTCTTAGTAACAACCGATACTTCTCAACGTATTGTGCAGTACGAGAGATACCCACTGCAGATGCTGGTAACAAGATACTGTTCCGTGATCCCAAAAAGGCAGCGTCAGAATGAAAGCAAAAATGGTAATGATCTTGGTTGTGGGGCTGATCTTCTTGCTTGCGACCATAGTTATTGGCGATTTTTATATAGCGATTACGGAAAGCCGCCCACCCGACGAGTCTGTAATTAGGTTGCTAGAACACGCCATCATTGGCATCGTAAGTCTTTGTGCTGGCTATATCGCAGGTAAAGATAATGAGTCCTAAGAAGTTAGAACCTAAATCACGTTATGCTCAGTACGACCTTGATGGGGACGGGACAGTAAGCGATGAAGAACTGGCAAGAAATCAAGAGCTTGTTGAGATCGAACTGCGTGAAGAGAAAGCAGATAGTCAACGAAGAATGGCTTGGGTTAGTCTTACTAGTATGGTGGTTTTCGCTCTACTACCACTTTTGCCCTTCATACCTGAGTCTCGTTTGTCCACTCTGGCGTCTTTAAGTGACATGTTATTTCTTAGTCAGGCGAGCATAGTAGGTCTATACTTTGGTGCTACAGCGTACATGGCGAAACGATGAGCATACTCGCATCACTCATAGGCCCAGCTACCTCTTTGCTCGACAAGGTTATTGAAGACAAGGACGAGAAGAATCGTATCGCTTTTGAGTTGAGCACCTTAGCAGAACGCCATGCCGCTGAACTTGCCAAGGGTCAAATGGAGATCAACAAGGTTGAGGCTGCTCACAAGTCGCTGTTCGTTGCCGGGTGGCGCCCCTCGATCGGTTGGTGCTGTAGTCTAGGCCTCCTGTATCATGTATTAATAGCCCCGATTGCAGGGATTTGGGTAGAGGTCCCAGAAATAGATCCGTCGCTGCTAATGACTACTATGACTGGAATGCTAGGTCTCGGCGCTATGAGATCCTACGAAAAAACTAGAGGTGTGAGCAGGGAGAAATAATGACTCAATTAATCGAAATGCTTAAACGCCATGAAGGTGTTCGCTCCAAAGTCTATATGTGTTCTGCTGGCTATGAAACCATTGGTGTTGGCCGCAACATAGCTGACTCCGGTCTTGGGTTATCTGATGACGAAATAGATTACCTTTTGAACAATGACATAGAGCGTGTCCGACAAGAGTTAACGGACACGTATTTCTGGTTTCCTGCCCTAAACGAAGCGCGTCAGGATGCCATGATCGACATTAGTTTTAATCTGGGTCAGACAAGACTGCGTGGGTTTATCAAAGCGGTTGAGGCCATGTCTAGAGAGCAGTTTGACATTGCAGCAGACGAGTTTATGGATAGCCGCTGGAGCCAACAGGTGGGTAATCGTGCCATAGAGGTGACTGAAATGATCCGAACAGGAGAGTACCAGTAATGCCTTTGCAAAAGTTTATCTTCAACCCCGGCATCAACAAAGAAGGCACCGATTACACCGCAGAGGGCGGGTGGTTTGACGGCAATTTGGTTCGGTTTCGCAAGGGGTTGCCGGAAAAGATAGGCGGCTGGCAAAAATACATACAAGCATCGTACGAGGGCACCGGTCGAAAGCTGTTTGGGTGGGTCGATCTCGACGGTACAAAGCTCTTGGGCCTCGGCACACGAAGCAAGCTGTATATTCAAGAAGGCTCTTCGTACAACGACATCACGCCAATACGTGCAACGACCTCTGCAGGAGATGTGACGTTTGCTGCGACAGATGGGTCCGGTACGATCACAGTCACTGACTCCGGGCACGGTGCAGTTAACGGTGATTTCGTCACGTTTTCTGGGGCAGCAAGTCTTGGAGGCAACGTCACTGCTGCCGTGTTAAATCAAGAATACGAAGTGTTAACGGTTCCGACCGCTAATACGTTTACGATATCTGCAAAAGACACCGACAGTGCTGCCGTGACCGCAAACAGTAGCGACAGTGGCAACGGTGGGGGCTCTGTCGTCGGCACATACCAAATAAACTCGGGTTTGGATGTTTTCGTGGACGGCACAGGTTGGGGTGTTGGCGCTTGGTCGTCAGGTACTTGGGGGTCTACCACCTCTTTAGGTGATGCAAACCAATTACGCTTGTGGTCGATGGACAACTTTGGAGAAGACCTGATCTCTAACCCACGTGCGGGCAGTATCTACTATTGGGACAAGACCAACGGCTTGAACACAAGAGCCGTAGCTTTGAGCTCATTGTCCGGTGCCAACGCCGCACCGACCAAAGGACTGCAAGTCATTGTTTCGGACGTAGACCGACACGTTTTAATTTTGGGTGCTGATCCGTTGACGGACGTTGCTGGAACCACCAGAACGGGCACGATCGACCCCTTACTTATCGCTTTTTCAGACCAAGAGAACGCAGCCGAATGGGAACCAAGAGCAGACACCACGGCAGGATCACTGCGTTGTTCGGCAGGTTCTGAGATCATTGGCGGTCTGCGGGCACGCCAAGAAACTTTGATCTGGACCGACGTCGCCCTATACAGCCTACAGTTCATTGGCACACCTTTGACCTTCGGCCTGAACTTAGTCAACGAGGGTGTCAGCCTTATGGGCCCCAACGCCTCTGTCAACACCCCGGCGGGCGTGTATTGGATGGATAAAAAAGGCTTCTACATGTACAACGGCAGTGTTGCTGTGGTGCCCTGTAGCGTGCATTCGTACGTGTTTTCCGACATCAACGAAGGCCAAGCGTTTCAGTTCTTTGCCTTTGTAAACAAGCAATTCAACGAGGTAGGGTGGTTTTATTGTTCTGCTGATAGCAACGCAATCGATAGGTACGTGGTCTACAACTACCTAGAGCAAAGCTGGAACATAGGACAGCTATCGCGCACCGCTTGGCTTGACGAGGGTATCGTCGCTTTCCCACGGGCCGCTGGTGCAGATTCTTCTGTTAACTACCTGTATCAACACGAAACCGGCAACGACAACGACGGCACTCCAATGGACAATGTGTTTATAGAGTCGGCTGACTTTGACATTGGCGATGGCGAAGAGTTTCAGTTTATACGCCGTATGATCCCAGACGTGAAATTCAACGGTAACGGCGGTAGCGATCAGGCCATAAACGTGGTGTTAAAAGCACGCAACTTCCCCGGCAGCACACTGACCACGGACCAAACCACTAGTTTTACGGCCACGACTACAAAAGTAGACATGCGAGCTAGGGCTCGGCAAGCAGCAGTGCGGTTTGAATCAGACGATGACGCCTCTACAGACGTGCGCTTAGGGGTAGGTTTTCGGCTCGGTGCAACACGTTTGGATCTGCAAGCCAACGGTCGACGATGAGCAAGCTTTTACAAGGCAGACTACCGTTTGCAGTTGGTGAAGCCGTTGACTCTGGCACCTATAACAGGGCTGTACGTTTATTAGAGATCAGTTTAGACTCAGTCGATCCGGATTCTACGCCGCAGTTTACGAATACGAAGAGGGATCAGCTTAAATTCTCCAGAGGAGATTTGATTTGGAACCTGACTTTGAACCTGCTGCAAGTATACGATGGGGCTAATTGGATCAGCCTGTCGCAAGAGTTGCCATATACGACCGATCCCTTAGAGGCACAAGGGCTTGTTGGGAGTGTACAGGTAATAAATAAGGGCGCGATTGTTGTAACCGTCGGATAAATTATGGGACAAGCTGCACTTCAGTACGATGAGTTCGAAGATATTGAACCGATAGAGGTTCCTGCTGGCGGCATCGCCTCGTTTTTGACCGCGACTGAGGGCTCTTGGGCCACGGATGACGAAGATGACTTGCCTCAAACGGGCATTGCTCAAGTCAAGCGCGTAGCCGATCAACTCGCAACCTATGGTCGTCACGAAGACGAATACATGATCCACGCTGCAGAAGGCGAAACCGTCATACCGATGGAGGTCTTCCGCAAAAACCCAATTCTTAAAGACCGTATCTTCCAACAAATGCGCGACATGGGCATCGAGCCCGAGCGTTATGTGGTAGGTAACGAGCTAAACTCTCTGAACCCGGTCACCGGGCAACCAGAGTTCTTTTTAAAGAAGCTTTTTGGTGGATTGAAAAAGTTTGTTAAAAAAGCGGTCACGGTTGTATTACCGATCGTCGGTGCCGCTTTCCTCGGACCTTTGGGCGCGGCTGCCGGATCAGGCATCGCGACACTCATCAACGGCGGTAACTTAAAAGACGCGTTGAAATCAGCCGCTATTAGCGGTCTGACAGCCGGGGTGATGAACGGTATTAGTGGCGGCATGTCTGCTGCGGGCGAGGGCGGTAGTTTCTTCCAAGGCGCTAAAGCAGGCGCATTTGGTGAGGGTGCGTTTACAAGAACAATAGGTGAGGCTGCTGCTGCCGGTGGGGCGAAAGCTGCTGAAGCTGCTGCTGTGGCGTCATCTTTAGAAAGTATTGCGAACCCGACTGCCGCTTCACAAGCCGCGTCAGCACAACAAGCTCAATTTACTTACATGCCTGACGGCACGGCAGTGCCTGTAGATGCTTCTTTAGCTACCCCCGCGTCTACGGTTTTGACGCCTGCGCAACAGCAGGCTCAGTTCACTTACATGCCGGATGGCACGGCGGTTCCTGTTCGGGCAGCAACCGTAACCCCGGCAGCAACTACGACTTCAGCGACCATGCAAACTTTGCCTAAACCAACGCAGGCAATGTACGACACGAATGCAGGCGGTTTACGCGGCATCGTTGATGCAGACCCGACTAATCAATTATTTTCAGAAATTACAACATCTTCTGGCACGCCGGTAAGCACTGCAGGCACTGGTTATTACGATGCGGGCAAAGCTACTTTTGACCCGGCGGCTGGCACTACAACGACTGCGGGTGCCGGTACGGGTTATTACGATGCGGGCAAGGCTACTTTTGACCCAGCTACCGGTACGACTACGACATCGACTCCGAACATTATTACAAGTGACACTGAAGCCTTACAACGCATGGGTTTTAGTGATTCTCAAATACAAGATTATCAAGCGGGTGCAGGAGCACCTACGACGGGTGCTGGCGCGGCTTCGGCAGGTGCGGGTGCAGCTTCTACGGCGACAACCGTGCCTGTTTCTAGTTTCCGACAAGGCATCGACCGTCTGTTGCCCGGTGGTGAATTAGGTTTTGATCCAGTTCGGGGATTCAAAGACGTGTTTATGCCCCGAGCAGGCCAAAGAGCCGCCGCAGAACAACTTGTTCGGGACACACAACCGGGACTAGCGGCGGGATCGCCAAATTTTGAAGCTGCTGTCAAAAAGATAATGGACGCTTCAACCAAACCCGGTTTAATTCGTAGTTATGCACCTGCGATTGGCGGAATAATGGCTTTAGATGCTTTGAGTAGACAGGAACCGCAAGACTATAATGTCGCCGAACAAGTCACCGGTTTTGACCTACGAGAGCAAAACCCTTACACGTATGAGCTTGGCCCCGGCACCATGCGGCTGCCGTCTAGTTACACAATCCAAGACGTTTCTGATCAATACAAGTCTTTGCAAACCCCGGTTTATCAGCCGGTGGCGTACTCGGCAGCCGGTGGCGAAATAGAAAACTTTCCTCGCATGAACGGCCCGATCGAAGGCCCCGGCACTGAAACCAGTGACGATATCCCTGCTATGTTGAGCGACGGAGAGTTTGTATTTACGGCGAAAGCTGTGCGCGGTGCCGGTAACGGCAGCCGCCAAAACGGAATGAAGAACATGTACGACCTTATGAGCAAGTTTGAGAGAATGGCGTAATGGCAGAGAATACCTACACAGAACAGATAGTTCGTGAAGCGCCAGAAATCGAAGCGTACAAAACGGGAATCTACTCCGACGCTCTAGACTACGTTCGACGTTTACAAGAGTCAGGAATCGCACCGCCTACGCAAGCTGTTGCAGGCATGACTGCTGACCAGATAGCGGCGGGCGACATTATTCGAACAGGTATCGGTGGCTACGAGCCTTTTCTGCAGGGTGCGTTGCAATCCACACAAGCCGGTCAAGACATCATCACAGGTGGTGCGTTGCCCGGTATACAGGCGGCTTTACTTGCACAACAAGGCGGACTTGGCACCTTACGAGATGCACAGACCCTCGCAGCAGATACGCGCGCAGAGCCGTACAGCTTCCGCGATCAGGCCATACAAGGACTTTCTAGGGCTGCTAGTGACATTACGGGCGCTGCTGCTGGTGTGCCTCTACAAGTACAGGCGGCACAGCAAGGACTCTCTGCGGCAGACGTCGCCGCTCAACGTGCTGCAAGCGACACAGCAACACGTTTGGGACTTGGTGCTGAACAGGGCAGGCAACTCGCTGCCGATGTAGGCATCGGGGCTCTTGGTACAGCCGGTGCGTTGGGTGGACAACTTGGTGCTGCTACTAGAGGCGGCTTACAAACCGCCGCCCAAGGACAACGCGGCCTTCTACAGTCAAGACAAGATATTGGTGGCATCAGAGGCGGGCTTACCGACGCGGGCGCACAGTTCGACCCCAGCGGTATAGCGGCGTTTATGGACCCGTACACACAACAAGTAGTAGAGGCTGCTCGACAAGAGTCTTTGCGTACCGGTGAACTGCAAAAACAACAGGCTCGGGCACAGCAAGTCGCTGCCGGGGCCTTCGGCGGTTCCAGAGGTGCGGTACAAGCTGCAGAGATTGATCGAGCTATCAACGACCAGATTGCCAGACAAACTTCCGGACTATTGAGTCAAGGCTACGGACAAGCACTGCAGGCGTCACAACAAGCCTTCGAAGCAGGTAAAGGGCGTGAACTACAAGCGGCTGGTCTTGGTGGTCAGTTAGCGCAGTCTGAAGCCGGACTCTCGGCCCAAGGCGCACAGTTAGGCATGTCTGCTCAACAACAGGCGGCTGCGAACGCACAGGCACAAGCACAAGCGGCACAGGCTGCTCAACAGCTACGCGGTTCGATTGGTTTGCAGGCGGGTCAGATGGGTCAGCAAGCTGCGCTACAGGGCGGTCAGCTTGGATTATCTGCTGCAGAAATAGCACAACGTGGCGCTTTACAGGGCGGTCAACTAGGCATGCAAG